TATATCAATGTTACTAAATATTTCATTTTTTTCCTCCTTTTTTAAAAATTTGAGTTCCCTTTATACCAAAAATACTTCCCACGACAAGAATCCAAAGTGTAGAAAACCAGGTTGGCAGTGCTGCAAAGTGTTCAAAGAAAATTTTTACTTTTTCCATAGCTACTGGATTGTCTGAAAATACTCCCCAGGCCAGCACAATGATGGGCGCCGAGAGAATTACCAAAACGAATTCGTCCTTAAAATCTGATTGACGTGCTTCTAGCAATTTGCCTTGGTATTGTTCTTCACCACGAGCTTGACGCTCTGCATGTAGCAGTTGTGCATCTGACATTGCTACTTTTGCTTTTTGTTTGTTAGCGTAAATTTTACTTCCAGCACTAACAGCTAATTTGATTGCGCTTAACCACATTATAATATTTCTCCTGTCTTCTTAAACACATATATTCTATCAAAATATCAATACATTCGTAAGCCCTAGTACCGGATAGTCTCCATCTCCAGGTTTGAGTCCAATGAGGCTTTCTAACTCTCACTTTCATAACATTACCACCAAAAAAATCAGAGAATCTATCTAAAATATCTTTATCACACATCTCAATACCACATTGAAATGTTTTTCTTCCGTTTCCTTTACCCCAAATTCCAAAACTTCCTTCACCATCAAAAAGACCAGCTAGAAAGAGTATTTTATTTTTTTCTGACAGACTTTCGTAGGAATTTTTTAGCATTTTTAACTGAGATCCCCTGTGGGTTTGGTCCTCTCTTAGGCGGTGGCCCAGATCGTACTCCTCCACTTAAACCTTTTTCGTTATTTCTTCGCAAGTTTTTCTCTAGCAACATCTAATCTTTCATCTGACTGTGAATCTTGTTGTGCAAGTCTATCATAATCAAACTCTAAACGTTCCGCTGCCCTTTGATTTTCTTGATCTGCTCTAAATCTAGTTTCTTCAGCTTTTCTTTGTAAATCCATTGCTCTTAAATCAATTTCTTGTTGTTTTATTTTAATTAATGGATCTTCTTTATTCTGATTTGCATTTTCAGTCTGAACTAACTCTTGAGTTATCTGTGCTGCAACCTTTGCAACTTCAGCTTCAAACATAATTTCAAACTGTTGAGGGTCCTGTTGTGCCATTTGTGCCATTTCAGGATTATCCATGATCATTTGTTTCACTTGTGCTTTAGCTTTAAATGAAATGTGATCAGAAATGTGTGATTGAAGTAATGCATACACCTGAGGATTGATTTGAACCATTCTTGATGCCATAAATGCCATGTGCGCAGCAATGTGAGCATCATGATCTTGAAATTCAAACGCTGTAAGCAACTTCATTTGAAGTGCACGTGCATTTTCTTTTGCAGGATCTAAAGGTTCTGGTTGTTTTGGTGGTGGTTTTAGAATTTGATCTATAGTTTTTGTACCAAGTGCTTCGTAAACACGTCTATATGCTTCGTGTAAGTTGTGCATTTGTGGATTTGACTGTGCAATTTGTAATTGTGATTGTGCTAAAGTTACTCTTTGAGCCATAGACATAATATTTGGATCTGCAACAGGTAAAATATCTACTCTGTTATCAAAATCTGATTGTTTAATTTGTCTTGGGCCACCGTAAACATCATAAGGATATTCTGGTGGTAAGTATTCACCACAAATTCTTGCTAAAATTTTAAATTCTAGTCTCATTGCGTAGTAACATCTTTTGTGAACACCACTCATAACACGTGATCCTCTTTCCATCAGCGCCATTGTAGTTCCAACAGCTCTGTTTTGTGTATCATTACCAACACTAGAGTCTGTAATTGCAGCAAACTTTTGTCCCGCTTGAACTACAAATCCCATTAAGTTGTATAAAGTTGGTGATGGTTCTGTAAATGGTAAATTAAAAAATTGATCTCTTATATTTCCACCAGGTGCATCTACATCTCTAAACTCTCCTGGTTGAATTGGTTGGTCATCATCTCTAACTCTGATACCACGTGATTTAAATCCTGCTGGTAAATTTTTTAAAGTACCCGCATCAATTAATTGTCTTAGTGATTGAGTTGCAGCTTGTGATAAACCACCAATCATATGTGTTAAACCAAAACCATAGAAACCTAATCCTGGTAAAAATTTGTAATGCACAAAATATTCTACTCTTGCATAACCTAAATCACCTGGTTTGTAGTTTCTGTAAATAGATAAAACCTCTCCACTACCTTCATCGATAGTTACAATGTAAGGAATTTTTATTTTCTTAGCTTTGTCATCAAAATCTTCGTAGTCATCTAAATTTAAATCTACGTGCATTTCTAAAATTGTATTTAAATAATCTGAACCTGTGCCTTTTACTCCTTCAAGTTCGTTTAATTTTTTCTGTACTGAATCTGGTTCTGAATTACTATCAATTAATTCTATATCTCTGTAAAAACCTGCAGCCATTTTCTTTGTGACATCATTCTGTGTCATTTTAATAACGTGAGTTATTCTCTCACAATCTTTTAAATCAGATGCGTAATATGGAACGACTAAATCTTCTGCTGGAATAAATTTTGATACAGGTCTATCTAACATTGCATCGTAATAAATTTTCTTAAATGTAGATCCTGATAGCGGTAGGTAAAATAACATCTGATCCATGTCAGTTGTGTAATCTTCCATCTCCTCCATCAGCAGGTAATTCATATAATCTTTAACTCTCTCTGATTGTTGTTCGGTAGCCGGTGTTTGTAAGCCCACAACTTGTGTTCTAACAGGGCCATCAGAGGGTACTAATTCTTTGTATGCTTGTGCTTGGAACTGTGTAACTGATTCAGCTAACAAAGGATGCGTGACACCGGAAGCTCCTTTAAATGGTTTTGTTACTTCCTGGTACTTAGTTCCTAATAAATCTAAACCTTTAATATAAGCATCTTCCCATTCTTTTCTAGATGTCTTATCTTTTTTGTATTCTTCAATAAGTTCCATGGCCATGTCTTTAAGCTCTCGCTCGTCCATGCCTTCTGCTAAGTTTGCATTAAAATCGTCTTGAGGTCTTTCCTCTACAACCTCTTCTTCTCCCTCAACTTCTACGTCAATTGGAAGACCCTCAGGTTGTTCGACTACTTCTTCTGCTAATTCCTCTGTTACTTTTTCTACTGCCATGATTAATTGTACCTTATTGGTTTAAACATATCCACCACAAGTCCACCTTTAGACTTGTACGTTTTTTGTGTATTTCTCATTAATGGAACCACTTTAATAGCATATGCATCAAAATACAAGCGTGGATCCCCTTCTGGAATATTCTTAGTTCCTTTTTCAGGATTCATACCAGAACTACTGTGATAGCTACTTTTAATTTCTTTTCCTTTTAATGGATGATCTGATGGATATTTAAAATTATCAGTGCTAACATTTTTATAGGGCTTAGTTGGATCTGATAAAGATATTTTTGTTGGACCTGCGCTTGATCCATAGAACCTTGCATTCTTACCCATGACATCTGGAAGTACAGCTTTACCTTTTTTACCTATACCTTTACCATTTGCGTAACCGTAAAATCTTTCGTTACCCGCTTTGTACCCTTGTCTGAAACTTACTTTGTCAAACGGGGCAACGGCTACGTAATCAACATTCTCACGTGCTGCTTTCTGCATCAAATATTTAATTGCATGGTCTCCATATGAATCTGCTTCAACCATTGGGAAGTAATCTTTTTTATCATCACCGTAGGTATTTCGTCTAGTAGTCAATCTTTGTAGTTTTGTATTAATATCTTTCATAGATGAACTTATCGCATTCACTCTACCAAACTCATTGTTAGCAAGTGCATCATCTAAATCTTTAAGCATTTTACCTCGTTGACTTACAAGCAAGTTTAATTCTAAATCAGCATTAAAAGGATTTAATCTTTTCTCGCCTGCTAGTTGTTGGGCTTTAGTCATACTTTTAGCAATACTCTGGTTTACATCAGATTGTATTTCATTAATCATAAATACTTTTTTACCATCAGGCGTGAACCTTGTATCGTATCTTATATGGTAAATATTATTTACATCACCAATCTCATCGCCAAAGTGTCCACCTTTATTTCTAAGGGATGCGTTAGTTGTTATATCTTCTGGAAGTGTAAAGATAGTTTCTCTGTAATCTTTACCACCTTGTAATGTGTAATTAGTTTCAGTTCCGTATCTTGTCTTTGTAGCCTGCATTGGCCCAACTTTGTTATTGATATCACCAATAACTTTGTTTAATACTTTTTTTTCATCTACAGATACTACAGATCCCATTCCAGGTTTTGTCAAATTTTTTAATGTATCATTTATATCTCTTAGCGATCCTCTACTTGGAACACCACTATCTGCTTTTAAATAGTATTGAAGCTGGTCTAACTCATATTTTATAGCATCGTTGTCTTTGTATTTTACTTGTAAATCTCTAATAGTATTTCTTGCATTCTTCGCTGCTACATCAAATGCTTCTTGTGCACCTTTGTTAACACCAAGTTCAATTGGTTTTAATCTATTAATAGGATTTAGTTTGATCATTGCTCCTACTTCATTAGCATCTAGCTTTAGACCAAATTTCTTTGCTGCATATAACAGGCCACCTGTTAGATCTCCTGCTTCATTGAATACTGCTAAATTAGAATCGAATAATTCTTCTTTGGATACACTAACTTCTTTACCGGCAAAGGGGCCTGAATCGTATTTAAATCTTTTTTGTTCACGAACAGTTTTCTGTGCAGGCTTACCAAATATTTTAAAATTTACTTTTCTACTTGATGTTAAATGATCTAGCCACTCATCTGCAGTGTACTTAGATCTACCCATTCTCATAGCCCAGTCATATGTTGATGAACCAAAAGCAGGGGCCATGTCATCACCCATCTGCAGGGGTTTTGTTTTTTTTAAAACTACTGGTGGGTTTTTTAATTCTTGTTCAACTAATTCTTTAGCCTGTGCCTGTGAAGGCTTAGGTGTGTAAGTTATTTGATTTGTCTGTTGTCCGGTGGTCGGTGTTGCTGAAGGCTTCTTCGCCTTAAGTAATTCCTTACCAGCTCTAAGTAATGCCTTCAGGGACATTGTCCCTCCTATGTAATTTTAGTAGGTTTATTTCTACCTAGTTTGCATTTAGCTTTAACAGATGTTCCGTATTTATAACCCATAGGTCTTTGCATCATCATGCCACCCATATTTTTTTTAACTGAAATATCTCCGTAATCGCCTTTTTGAAAATCTCTTTTTTTAGATCCTTTACCCATAACTTTTCCAATTCCTTTTGCAATAGAAGTAACGGGGTTTAAACTTGAAGCTATACCTAAAGCAGTTCTACCAATTTTTTTCTTAAACTCAGTGTGTCTTGCTTTTCTACCTTCCATGTATCTTTCTTTTCTCATGGGTTGGTTTATTTTATTTCCACTAGATAAAAAAGATCTTAAACCTTCTTTACTTCTTGCTTGTTTAATATTTTTTTCAGCTTTTTTTCTATCTTGTTTAGATTTAAAACCAGCAGATGGTCCACCTGTATTATAACTCATAGGCTTATTCATCATTCCGCCACCCATTTTTTTTATGGGTCTAATAGCCTGACCTTTACCCACTAAACTTTTAATTTTTTCTTTATCACTATCTGTAAGTCTACCAGTTCCTCTTCCCATAAATTTCTTAGCTTTTTTTAATCTATCTACAGCGAGTGTAACTCTACTTTTCATTTCACCTACTTTACCAGTGTCCATGCCACCACCTTTATAACCCATAGGTCTTTGCATCATTCCGCCACCCATTTTTTTATCTTTTTTCATTTTAGATTTTAAGTATTGTTGTGCAGCGACTCCCGCACCAACTATAGGTAAAACTATTTTACCAACTTTAGTTGCTGATATTACTTTACCTGCAGTGTTTAATGCTTTTCTTCTTTTTAAAAATTTATCACCAGCTTTTGGTGAATCTAAAGTTTTGTTTGGGTTTTTACCCATTCTACTTTTTTGTTTATTAAACTCTTCTCTCATTCTCGCAAGATTCTGAGCTCTTTTAGTTTTATTAACTGTAGGTTTGACTGAACTAATAACAGGAAGATCTAAACCACTTCCTTTTTTATATTTCATCATCTTACCATGTTTAGCTGTTTTTATTGTGCCATCATCAATAGCTTTTTGTAAAAGGTCTGGAAGCATTTTACCCATTCCTTTTAATGAACCTGCCGTTTGATTATTACCAGACATTACAGTTTTTTTACGTCTTCCAAATAATCTTCCTAAAGGTTTTGTTAATTTTCCTAAAAACTTACCCATGTCTGCTTTTACAACTTTTCCTGGTTT